AAATATTTTACATATTCTGGGAAGCTTGTAAAGCCGATCATAGGTCATCTGGAATGTGCTACCTTAAAAATAGACGATCTGGATTCTCATTTATGGCGTCTGGGGAGTGCGTTAATATGGCAACCATATCAAGCGACTCTAGATTTGGCATTTTATCAAAGAGTGGACCTGATGCGAAGAAGATGTTTACGGACAAGGTTGTACCGATATCAGTTAACTACCCCTTCTTTTTCAAGCCGATACAGGACGGTATGGACCGCCCAAAGACAGAGCTTGCGTACAGAGTACCCGCGACAAAATACACCCGTAAGAAGCTCGAGAACAACGAGACGCTTAGAGAACTCGACGGCCTTGACACCACGATTGACTGGAAGAATACCGGTGACAACTCGTACGACGGTGAGAAACTCAAACTACTCGTCCACGACGAGAGCGGTAAATGGGAGCGTCCGACAAACATCCTCAACAACTGGAGAGTTACGAAAACGTGTCTCCGATTAGGTAGTAGGGTTATAGGAAAATGTATGATGGGTTCAACAAGTAACTCATTAGATAAAGGTGGAGACAATTTTAAAAAACTATACAATGACTCAGACGTCACTCAACGAAATGCGAATGGACAAACTCGCTCTGGACTATATAGCTTGTTTATACCTATGGAGTGGAATTACGAAGGATACATTGATTCTTATGGATTGCCTGTCTTCGATACACCTAAAAAATCAAAACAAGGACCTCAGGGTGAAATAATAGATTTAGGTGTAATAGAGTATTGGGACAATGAAGTAGATGGTCTTAAAAAAGATCAAGATGCTTTAAATGAATTTTATAGACAATTTCCTCGTACAACTAAACACGCTTTTAGAGACGAATCAAAAGAATCTTTATTTAATCTAACTAAAATATACGAGCAAATAGATTATAATGAAGATTTAAAAAACTCTTTAAATATTACAAAAGGATCTTTTCAATGGGAAAACGCAGAGCAAGATACTAAAGTTATATTTGTTCCAAATAACAATGGAAGGTTTAAAATAAGTTGGGTTCCACCTACTCATATGCAAAATAGGCGTTATAAAAAAAATGGCACCAATTATCCAGGTAATGATTTTATAGGAGCATTTGGATGTGATCCATACGATATTTCAGGTACAGTTGATAAAAGAGGTTCAAAAGGATCTTTACACGGTCTTACTAAGTTTTCAATGGAAGACGTGCCTACTAATCATTTTTTTTTAGAATATATAGCTAGACCACAAACTGCTGAAATATTTTTTGAAGATGTATTAATGGCTTGTGTTTTTTATGGCATGCCTATACTCGCTGAAAATAATAAACCTAGGCTTTTGTATTATTTTAAAAAAAGAGGTTATAGAGGATTTTCAATGAATAGACCAGATAGAAGATATAATAAACTTTCTATAACAGAAAGAGAGTTGGGCGGAATACCAAACTCAAGTGAAGATATAAAACAAGCTCACGCGTCCGCGATTGAAACATACATAGAAACTTTTGTTGGTTTAAAAGAAACTGGCTATGGTGATATGTATTTCCAAAAAACACTAGAAGACTGGGCTAAGTTTAATATAAACAACAGAACTAAACACGATGCTTCTATAAGCTCTGGACTAGCTCTTATGGCTTGCAATAAACACAGGTATTCACCTGTAAATAAAATTAAACTACAGCCTGTAGATCTTGGAATTAAAAAATATGACAATAAAGGAGCTACATCAAAAATAATAAGTTAAATGAATATATACACTAACTCAAATAGCGCGTTTCCTAGCCAGGTTGTAAGTAATGCTGAAAAAGACACTATAGAATATGGCAGTCAAGTTGCAATGGCTATTGAATATGAGTGGTTTAGATCTGGTAGAACCAACGGTAACAGGTATTTAACAAATTGGAACAACTTTCACTCCTTGAGATTATATGCTAGAGGAGAGCAATCTGTACAAAAATATAAAGATGAATTAGCTATTAATGGTGATTTGTCTTATTTAAATTTAGACTGGAAACCTGTACCTATTTTATCTAAATTTGTAGATATAGTTGTAAATGGAATATCTCAAAAATCCTATGAAATAAAAGCTTATTCGCAGGATCCTGAGTCTATAAAGAAAAGAACATCATATGCTTCTAAAATATATGAAGATATGATTTCTAAAAAATATATAGAAAATATAAAACAAGTTTTAGGAATTGATTTGTATCAAAGCCCTGATCCTAGTTTAATTCCAGAATCAGAAGAAGAGTTGGAACTTCACATGCAACTTAGTTATAAGCAATCAATAGAAATAGCTGAAGAAGAAGCTATATCTAATATTATGGCTAAAAACAAATATAATCTTACAAGGCGCAGAATAAACATGGATTTAGTCACCATAGGTATTGGCGCTTGTAAAACTAATTTTAACACTGCTAACGGTGTTACAATAGATTATGTAGATCCAGCTTATATGGTTTATTCATATACGGAAGATCCTAATTTTGAAGATATATACTATGTAGGTGAAATAAAATCTATAACAATACCAGAACTTAAAAAAGAGTTTCCAAACATATCTGAAAGAGAATTAGAGCGTATACAAAAAATGCCAGGAAATAGACAGTATATAACTGGCTGGGGTGGATATGATGAAAATACAGTACAGGTTTTATACTTTGATTATAAAACATACAACGATCAAGTTTTTAAAATAAAACAAACAGATCAAGGCTTAATGAAAGCTATTGAAAAGCCAGATACTTTTAATCCACCAGAAAGCGATATGTTTGAAAGAGTTTCAAGATCTATTGAGGTTTTATACAGTGGAGCTAAAGTATTAGGAACTGATACAATGCTTAAGTGGGAACTTGCAGAAAACATGTCTAGACCTTATGCTGATACTACTAAAGTAGAAATGAATTATTCTATATGCGCGCCTAGAATGTATAAGGGTAGAATAGAAAGTTTAGTTAGCAAGTGCGTGGGTTTTGCAGACATGATACAGCTTACTCATTTAAAATTACAGCAAGTATTATCTCGCATGGTGCCAGATGGTGTCTATTTAGATATGGATGGGTTAGCTGAAGTTGACTTAGGTAACGGCACAAATTACAATCCAGCTGAGGCTTTGAATATGTATTTTCAAACAGGTTCTATTGTAGGTAGATCATTAACACAAGATGGTGAGCTTAATAGAGGCAAAGTACCTATTCAAGAACTACAGAGCAGTAGTGGCGGTGCAAAAATTCAAAGTTTAATTACTACGTATCAATACTATTTACAAATGATACGTGATGTAACGGGACTTAACGAAGCTAGAGACGGTAGTTTGCCTGATCGTAACACTTTAGTAGGATTACAGAAATTAGCAGCTAGCGCTTCAAACACTGCCACTAAGCATATAAATCAATCTAGTTTATATATAACTCTTAGAATGGCTGAAAATATATCTTTAAAAATAGCAGACGCCTTATCTTTTCCTTTAACTGCTAACTCACTTCAAAATTCTATATCTGTGTTTAATGTTAAAACTTTACAAAATTTAGTAAGTTTAAATTTACATGATTTTGGTATATTTTTAGAATTAGAACCAGATGAAGAAGAGCAAGCAAAACTAGAGCAAAATATACAAATTGCCTTACAGAATGGAGGCATACAGCTAGACGACGCTATAGATGTTAGGCAAATAAAAAATCTTAAACTTGCTAATCAAATGCTTAAGATTAAGCGCAAGCGTAAAGAGCGTAGAGATATAGAGGTTCAACAGTCTAACATAGCGGCTCAAGGTCAAGCCCAAGCTGAAACAGCTGAAAAAACAGCTATGGCTGAAGTTCAAAAACAAGAAGCTATAAGCGGTTCTAAAGTTCAATATGAACAAGCTAGAACTCAAATGGAAATTCAAAAAATGGAAATTCAATCTAAACTTGATCAACAAAAAATGCAGTTGCAGCATCAATATGACATGCAGTTAAGACAAGTCGAAACACAGTCAATGCAACAAAAAGAAAACGCGATAGAAGATAGAAAGGATAAAAGAACTAAATTACAAGCAACACAGCAAAGTGAAATGATAAGTCAAAGAAAAAATGATGGCTTACCAATAAACTTTGAACAACAACAAGAACAAGGCGCTCAAGCGTTTATGTAGTCTTTAATTATTTAATTATATTATATTATGTCAGAAGTAAAAACAAATGAAACTGTTAAGCAGGAAGGTGAGTTCAAAATTAAAAAGAAAACACCTAAAAAATTAACCGAAACAAAAGATAACATTACAAAAGTAAATGTTAACTCAAAGGAACCTTTAATACAATTAGAAGATAATGTAACTAAGGTTGAAATTAAAAAAGAAGACGATGCCATTCAAATCGGAGAAACAGAAAAAGTATCTGGAGATACACCATCCGGAAATAGCGACGCGGTGGAAGAATCTGTACCAGAGTCCAACGAGACTACTGAAGGGTTTTCTCCAATCCAAGAAGTAACTGAAGCTGAAGTTAAACAAGTTGAAGCTGAAGTTAAAGAAGCTATAAGAGATGAAAAAGTATTAGGTAAACCGTTACCTGAAAATATTGAAAAGCTAGTTTCATTCATGGAAGACACTGGTGGGACAATAGAAGATTATACTCGTTTAAACGCTGATTACTCTAGCGTTGACGATGTTACTTTATTAAAAGAGTATTACAAAAAAAATAAACCTTATCTAGAGTCTGACGATATAGATCTTTTATTAGAAGATTTTGTTATTGACGAAGACATGGACGAGGAAAGAGATGCAAGAAAAAAGAAACTTGCATTTAAAGAAGAAGTTGCAAAAGCCAAAAACTTTTTAGAAGAGACTAAGAGTAAGTATTACGACGAGATCAAGTTGAGACCGGGCGTTACTCAAGAACAACAAAAAGCTATGGATTTTTTCAATAGATATAACAAGCAACAAGAACAAGCTGAGCAACAGCATCAAACGTTTAAAGATAATACTAAAAAACTTTTTAGCGATGATTTCAAAGGTTTTGATATCAATGTTGGTGAAAAGAAATATAAGTATAATATTCAAAACAGAGATAAAATTGCAGAAAGCCAGTCTAATATAACAAATCTCGTTGGGAAGTTCCTAGACGA